TCGCCGAGACAATTGGCCATGCCGACCTCGTGGACGATGCGAGTATTGACCTTGCGGGGCCAATCCTTGCCGGCCGCCGAATGGGCCAAGCCCAGCAGGTAGATGTTGGTGCGGTTGTCGCCCGAGTCACGGACCTTCCGCCCAGCCAGGAACGCCAGCAGTGATAGCGCTCCCGCGAAGGCCATGACGGGGTTCGGGTATGGGGCCGTCATCAGGCAGTAATCCATCACCTCGCTGACAAACCCTGGCATCCGCAGCATCTCCGGCGGCATCGGCCCGGGGTCGGGAATCTCTGGCACCGCTGGAGAGGTGTCGGGGTTGTCAGCCACATCGGCTTGTCTCTGCTCGATGATGCCGGAGATGTCCACGCCTCGGGTGCTGTCCAGCAGAGAATCGCCGCCGTAACCCGACAGCCGCAGAGAGCTGGCGGCCTGCGCCCAATCGCCTCCGTGGTTCAGGAGCGTGTAGACCGAGAATGGCGAATAGGCCCGGTTGGGCTCAAACGGCGCGGCATTGGCGCTGAAGACGTAGAAGACGCCGTCCTTGAGCGTAGCTGACCAGCCCGAGGTTTTGCCCGGCCGCCGCCAGTATTCATTCTCGCCAGACTTGGCCAGCGTCCAGCCGTGCTGTCGGAGCACAGCCCGCACATCGCCGCGCTTGTTGAAATCATCACCGGGCCGATCGGTGCTGTGCAACGCACAAGCGGCTTGTGCGGCCGATGATGGATTTCTCTGGCCGACAATACCACTGTGTGGCGGGCAATCGACCACCGGCTGCACATATTCGTTCAGTTCCCAGGCTGTCCGCAGTAGAACGTCTCTCTCCGCCTCAGTCAGCACGGGCAGGTCGCACAGGTCGCCCTGGATCACCTCATAGCCGGGTGTGGGCGCGCAGAGGAACAGCCCGCCCTCGCCACGGGTCTCAATCAGCGTGACGATCTTGTCGCCAAGACGGCGCTGGGTCAGCTTCATGCTGCCGCAGACCTCACGCTCGCAACGGTAGATAGCGTGATATCCGCCGGACGGAGTGCGTTCGACAACCACACGTCTACGCAGGTCGGCGGGGACACNCTCAGACCAGGCAGTAAACAACTCTCCCTGGGCGTCGAAATCGATAATCTCCAGATGGTTCGACGCTTTCCCGCAGAGAATGCAGATCGCGTCCGGCTCATTGGCGAACCAAGCGGACAACTCGGCCTCTGTGGGCAGCGACTTGCGATATCGCTTCCATTGGCCCACCGCCGGGCGCTTCTCGGCCCGAATCGCCGGCAGTGCGCACAGACCGGCGGCACGGTAGTCCATCGCGGCTTCATGAAGGGTGTCCTGCTCCGTGATCAAAACGGAATCTCCTCATCGGACGGGCCGGCGTAGACCGGCAGATCGCCATCGTCGTACTCGTCGCTGCCGTCCAGGAGCGGCGGGATCGGTCCAAGCTTGTGCTTGATGATGCGGTCGTATTTCTCGCCGGTCACCGACCGCACGGTAATCGCCAACGTCGGGGCAATGCCGCCTGCTTCGCAGATGTCTACCGCCTGCTGGGATGACTGCGGGAACGGCTCGTGTGAACGTGCTTTCCACCAGGACTCGGCCTTGGCACGGGCGTAGCCGGTGTGCTCGAAGCAAATCCATTCGCTGCGGTAGTCGTTGAGGCCGACGCGGTAGTCCACCCGCATGCTGCGCGGGTGGTCTTCCGGTGCATCACGCTTCACGTGGACGCTGTAGTGGACATCCTGCACCTCGTACTCGGTCTCAGTGACTTCGCCGGAGAGGATTCCCGCCGTTGATGCTTCGTGATCGTGCTGCTGGCGTTTAGGCGGTGGAAATTCGTATCCACATTCCGGGCAGAGGCTGTAGGCGGCATGGATCACCGCCTGACACTGCGGGCATTCCTTCGCGGGCGCTTCACCCGTGCCCGTGGCTCGTTCCTTGATCTCCAAGGCGTCGACCGGGCCGTGCCGCAAGATGTTGCCGCCAAAGTCCAGGACCAGGCAGTTCTCCTTGGACGGATGCAGCCGGAAACCCCGCCCGACCATCTGGTAGTACAGGCCCGGCGAGTTTGTCGGGCGCAGCAGGGCCACGCAGTCGATGTTGGGCGCATCGAAGCCGGTGGTCAGCACGTTGACGTTGACCAGGTACTTGAGCGTGCCGGCCTTGAACCGCCGGAGGGTTTCGGTGCGCTCAAACGGCAGGGTCTCGCCGCAGACGAAGCCGCATTCGTGGCCCATCTCGCCGAGCACCTTCTGGACGTGCAGTGCGTGCTGCACCCCGNCGGCAAAGATCAGCACCGAGTGCCGGTCTTGCGTCTGGTCGACGATCTCCCGGCAGGCCGAGCGCACCAGGGAGTCATCATCCATCAGCGCCTCGACCTCACCAGCGATGAACTCACCGCCGCGAAGATGCAGGCCCGACGTNTCCACCTTGCGCCGGCCCGCCTTGGTCTTGAGCGGACACAGGTAGCCCTGCACGATCAGCTCGCGCACGCCGACCTCGTAGCACACGTGATTCAGCAGGTTCTCAGGCCCGCAGATCATGCCNGTCGTCATGCGGTACGGCGTGGCGGTCAGGCCGATCAGCCGCACGTTGGGGTTCACGATGCGTGCTTCGGACAGGAACGTGCGGTACATCCCTTCGCCATCCGGCGGGAGCATGTGCGCTTCGTCAATCAGGATCAGGTCGAAGCGATCCAGTTCAGTCGCCCGGCGATAGACGCTCTGGATGCCCGCCACGATGATCGGGTGCTCGGTGTCCCGGCTCTTGAGGNCTGCCGAATAGATGCCGATCCGGTTCCACAGGTCCGGAGCCATCGCGTGGAGCTTGTCCGCCGCCTGCTCGAGAAGTTCCTTCACGTGCGCGAGGATCAGCACGCGACCGTCCCACTGCTGGACAGCATCGCGGCAGATCGTGGCCATCACCGGCGTCTTGCCCCCGGCCGTGGGGATGACCACACAAGGGTTGTCATCCCGCTTACGCAGGTGGTTATAGACGGCGGCGACCGCCTCGGCCTGGTAGGGTCGAAGCTGCATCACCATGTCACCACCGCCGTCAGTGTTGCCGCCGCCAACCAGTAGATGATCCTGCGCCAGTCGCCGGCGGGCACGTAGGCCGCTGCGGCGCAGACGTCAAGGATGATCAGCAGCGTGGGAAAGAGCTTCTGCATATTTAGTTCAGTTCCGGATTGAAGGGGTGCATTTCGCTCCCGCAGACCGGACAACGCCGCAGGGGCAGATCCACGACATCCACCAGCAGCCGGCCTTCGGGCACCACCTCGCGCCGGCGCGTGATCAGTAGGTCGATCTGGCTGTCGTCCTCGTAGACGCCCGCGTGCTGCAGCGCGTCGAGCACGGGTTTTTGCAGGTTGTCCAGGTCACGCCGTCGCCGATCGGGCGGGAAGGCGTCCATCGCCAGCGCGATGCGGCCGCCAGAGGGCGGCTTGCGGGGGCCGTTGCCGCCGCCCCGGGCCAGGAGGGCGCAGACGCTGGCGCGGAACGTCCGGCCCTCCCGGCTGATCAAGGTGCGCGGCCCGACCCGACGCCAGTAATGGTTCACGCTGGGTGGGTACGGAAGAGTCATCACCACGGCGGCCTCCTTATCGCTTCCACGGCGGGGTGTTGCTGGTCACCGGGGCCTGCTGCGGCTGGCCGGTGCTGGCGGTCTTGGCTTCGTACCCCTTGATCTCGTTGGTTAGCTCGCCGGTGTCCTCGCGCTTCTTGAGCTTGACGGTGATCAGCAGCGGGATGTTGTGTAGCTCGACGCTGTCGCGTGGCTGCATCACGCCCACCGCGTGGCAGATGGCCGAGAGTTCCGATCTGGCGATCTTCACCGCCGTGGCGTTGGGGTTGTTGAGGTTCAGCCGCGCCCAGAGGACGCGGTTCTTGAACTCGCCCTCGAGGATCGTGAACGCCAACTGCAGGTAACTCCCGCTACCGTTCTTCGTGGGCTTCATCTCGCTCTCGGTGATGGCGGCGAGGTACTTGCCCGCCGGCAGCGGCTCGAAGTTGCTCGTCGGTTCGACTTCGTGGGCGTTGAATCCGTTCAGGTTTGCCATGTTCAGTGCTCCTTGCGGTTGGTATTCNGCTCAGCGCCGACCAGACGCAGGTGCGGCTGGGCGACGGGTTGCGGTTGCTCGGTGAGGGCCTGCATCAGCGCGGGCCATGAGAGGGGAAGTTCGGCCGGCAGGCCGTAGCGGTTCTTGGCCACGCACGCGGGGCTGCCGACGGTGCGGAGGATGCGTTCGCCCCCATCCTTGCCCAGGCCGGCGGCGATAGTCCGTTCGCGGCCAAAGCCGCCGTCCTCGGTCTTGGTGATGATCTTCCGCGTGGCAAACAGCACTGCATCGGACCACTCGGTCAGCAGCGCTGTCACATGCTTGTGCAGGCGCGGGGAATAGCGGTCGTAGGCGGCGTGCTCCGGGTCCTCGAACTTCTCGACCTTCGCGTGGGCCAGGAGGATCACGCACATGCCGCGCTGGTTGCGAAGCGTGCTGAGGTCCGCCAGCAAACGACGCCAGTGGGTCAGGGCGTGGATGTAGCCGCGGGCATAGCCGCCATCGACCTTCTCGATGCTGCTTGCGCCATACTGCTCACAGAGCGCATCCCACACCAGGCGCTCCAGCCAGTCGGCCGAATCGATGACGACCGTCTCGAAGTCGTGCTGCTCGGTGATCAACGCCCGCAGCGCCGCTTCCACATCGGCAAGGCTCTTGGCCAGCGGGAAGCTGGCGCAGTCAATCTGGTCTAGGCCGTCTTCGGTGGGGATGAAGATCGGATTGGGTGCCTGGGCAGCGGTGGTCGACTTGCCGATGCCCTCGGTTCCGTAGATCAGCAGGCGCGGCGGGGAGTGCCTGCGCCCACGATGAATCTGCTCGATCATGGTCATGCGTGTTTCTCCGTGGCTTAGTTGAGGTACTGGGGCGGAAGCCAGGTCATGGCCCGGCGGCCAGAGACGGTGCAGGCGCGGCACGGGCCGTTGCGGACCAGCTTGTCGGCCCGCAGTTCGGGCAGGCGCTTGTGGGCCTTGATGCCGATTCGGGCCTCGATCTCGCGGGCGGTCAGGCCCGGCTGGCGTTTCACAACCGCCAGGCACAGATCGCGGTGGCGCTTGGCGCAACCGCAGACCTGCACATGCCGACCGGCCAGCGCCGAGGTCGGCGGATCGCACTTGCGATAGTTGCGGATCATTTCATCGCTCCTGATTGAGGGTTCGTGGGTCACACATCTCGTCACGCTGGCCAGCGTGTGAAAGCCAATGGCAGGTGCGGGAGTCGAACCCGCGTCCCGAGGCTTATGAGGCCTCGGGCAAACCCGGTCCTGCCAGAAGCGCCCGAGGGGTGGCCGCCGCGTGATGGGACTCGCCACAAGCCGCTCGGGCGTGAAGACATGCCCATGCCACGTCCAGCACGCGAATCTCCTCGTAGCCCGTGGGCCACTGATCCTTCTGGCGACAGACCAGCAGCCGACGGATCGCGGCCTCGTTCTCGCGCTGCGCGATGGCCAGCGTGTCATCGCTGACCCGCCATACCCCGCAGCGGAAAGGTTCCTTCTTCTCGACGGCAATCAGGTGGACCGGGACCATCTGGCCGCCGATCACCTGGGCCAGGACGGCCCGGTAGAACGCCATCTGCCGGTGATAGCCGTAACGCCGGGCGTCGGCCTCGAACCACGTGAGGTCATCACAGGTCTTGAAGTCGACGATGCCCCGGTGCGGATGCACCCAGTCGATGCGAATCTGACACGGCGTGCCGCAGTACTCGGCCCGCACCACACCCTCGGCCCGGCCATAGAGCAGCAGGTCCACCGCCTGGTTGTTCATGGCTACGCCGGTGGCCATCTGCTCCACGAGCTCGACTTGTTCGTGAAAAAGCACCGGCTTGCCTTGAGCTTCGGCCCACTCGGCAAACGCCTTCGTGCCAGCGCCGAACGGCTTGCCGGTCCTGGGATTGACCGGCCCGCCCAGGGCGAACGCCGCTTCGTAGGCCTCGCGCCCTTCGAGAATGCGGACGTGGGCAGCCCGGCCGATCAGGTAGCTAGCCGAGTCCGTCTCCTCGATCAGCCCGATGCACTTCTTGCGATGCANCCAGGGGCACTTGATGAAATCCAGCAGTTGATGGCTGGTCAGGAAGCGGTCCGCCTTGGCGTGGTATTCCTGNGCGGGTTCGACTTCGAGGATGCTCAGGTCGATGTTCACGTCCATGTGTTCACTCACGTTGGTGTCTCCCGGGTTCTCCGGACCAGCTCGCCCCTGGCCGCCTTCTGTTACTTACCCGGCGCAGGGGCGAACTGGCGGAGAACGCGATTACCGCAGGTAGTCGTCCATGTCCTTGGCCGTGAAGACCTCACGCAGTTGCGTCAGGTATTTCTCGCGGAAGGTGCGGCGCGGGATGCCCAGTTCGCGGGCGACCTGGGAGACGGACTTGGTCTGCAACATCTCGGCGACCTGCCGCAATTCGGGCGTCAGACCATCGAGCACCGATTCCATGTCGAGCTGGAGATGGGCACGCTCCTCGGCGGGGCGCGCATACTTGCCCGTGCGAACGTCCTGATCGTCCTGGCTGATGGTGGTCAGACGCTGCACCGGCTCGACTTCGCCGGCGTCGATCTCCTCGTTGAGCGAGCAGACATCGCGTCGATGGTCACGCCTCTCCGCTTGGCGGTCGCGGAGCAGCTTGGAAATTTTCCGCTCGACCAGGCGGGCGACGAACGTGTTGTAGGTCGCCTTGGTTGGATCGAACTGGGGCAAGCGTTCCAGCAGGTCCACGATCAGGTCCTGCTTGATGTCATCCACATCGTCCTGCGTGTAGCCCGCCTTGCCGACGAGTTGCCGCGCCTTGTGATGGACGAGTTCGAGTGCGTAATCGGTAAGTTCACAACGCTTCTGATTGGTGTCCACTTGGGACCTCCCTTGGCCGGGAGGCGTCGCGTGGGTGCCAGTCGAAGCGACGACCACATGCAATGGAGGCGTTGCAGGATTGCCGCTTCTGCGGCACCCACAACGCCTCCACTTCGTGGCCGGTTAGTTGTCAGGTACTTGGATTCGTTACAGTTACACGTGCTGGGGAGGCCAACCCCGTCGTCTCAGGCGCATACCTCCTCCACGGTCATGCGGAACGGCAGACCGCGCTGAATCTCGATACAGGGGATCACGCCGTCGCCCAGCGCCTCCAGCTGGGCGAACAGATCGCGGACCTGGGCCTTGAGCGCGAAGTCAGCCTTGGCGACTTCAGGTCGCGGCCCGTTCTCAGCGCCGAATTTGATCTCGCGGATGATGCGCGGCGGCGGGTCCATCACCGGCTCACCACGGCGCACCGGCAGCCCCTCAATGCGGCCGTAGTTGATCCGCTGCATCTCGGTGAGGAGCTTCTGCTGGGAGGGGGACAAAGACGACTTCCGATCAGCCATAACTCGTTCTCCTTTCCGGAGATACCGGGTATCTGGCGCTCGGCGTGGTCTCTACTTGAGGCCATGAAAAACGCCGAATGCGCCTTCATGGCTGAAGGGGCTACATCCGGCGTTGCGGCGTGCTACATCGCGTGTAGCACGGATCANAACGACCAGGGGATGGATTCGGTAGGCTGGTAGACGACGGAAAAGCCCGTCGAAATCGCTGACTTCAGGTGGTCGAAGGCCGACGGTTCGTACTTCTTGATCGTGGCCAACGCACGGTTGATCGCGTTGCAGACGCTGTTCCGAATGTTGTTCAGATCTGAATCGCTCCGCTTGGCCGTTCCACGGAAACCAGACTTTCGGATGTGCTCAAGCAACTGCGCTCGTTCGGTGCCAAGCTTCTCGGCCCGCCCGATGTCGTTCATCTCTTGTGCTTCTTCAAGCTCCTCGTCGAGTTCCTGCAGACGAATCGCATATGCTTTCTTCGCCGTGGCGTCAAAGTCCTTTCCACCATCGCCAAGCGGGAGGATGGCCTTCTCTCCGTGTACTGCCACAAGCAGTTGACATACGGAGAACGTGCGATTCGGGAACTGCAATAGTTCTCGCAGATATGCATAGCCAATGGCGGGCTTGAGCCATTGGGGCTCGTGACCGGCGAACCGTAGTTGCCATCCCTCACCTCGTTGGCGGAAAAAGTAATCCGGGTCAGATACCTCAGTCGGGACAGACATAGTCCCGGTTCCGCCGGAAGCCCATTCCGGAGGCACGCTGGGGTCATGAACCAGCCGGAGAAGGCAGCTTTCTGGCAGGGAGCGAGCCCGGACCTGAGAAGCATGCGCCTGAAGACCGCTATCAACGACCTTCAGAACTTCATCTGCGTGGCGACGATAGAGATCATAGATGCGGCGGGCGTTCTCATCNGCAGAGCCACCAAGTTGCCGAACGATCCGGCCAACCTCGCCAAACCGCATGAAAAACTCCATCTCACTCATCGCGGCGACCTGCTGAGCCGTCTCCACATAGGACGCAAGCATCGTTCTCGATTCGCCTTCGTCACGGGCCTGCACCAGCAGGTCCACGCCGTAGCTGTCCGCCCGCTCAAACTGTCCCGCCCCAGCAGCCAGCACGGCAAACCTGCGGTCGATGCACTGCGAGCACTTTCCGCAGTGCGGCTGGGCGTTGCTCATCTCCCACGTGTGGGTGCAGCTCGTCGACCATTCGATCATTCCACCGCAGCCAGCATCCATGATCAGCTTGACGATCTCGCCTTTGGTCTTCCACAGGAATTTATTCACGACCGCAAGCGGTCGCCCTGCCAGCAAAGAGAACAAGTGCTGGAATCCGGCGAGCGTCTTGGGATGAGTGGTGCGCGTCGCTTTCGCACCGACCACTTGGCGGGAGACAGGCAGGTTGAGACTCACAGTGCCGTTCTCGTAGAAGCGCACCTCGTCCAGCCCGCACATTTGGGCAATAGTCGCTCCTAGTACGGCATAGAGAAATGATCGGCTACGCTGGGTGTACTCGTGGTTGAGACTTTCGTCTTTATTGATGCCTACGGTAACGTGCAGAGGCTTTGGCCCTTTGGCGCGGTCGTCCAGCATCTGTCGCAGCATTCGCAGGCGGTTGATGAATTTGGCGCAGGACTGATGCGTGACCAGAGCTGTCGCTCTTCCTTCAACCACGATCTCTTGAACCGCACCACCCAGAGAATCCAAGCCCCCAGAGAACAGCACGATGCGCTCAGGCTTGAAACCCCAGTCGCTATCGCCAAAGTTGATAAACCGATCGAAGGTCGGAGGAGAGTTGTACCGGCGGAACTTCAGTGTGTAACAGTCCTCTGAAAGAAAGCTCAGTACCGTTTGCAATGCCGTGGCCACTTCCGATTGTTGCCACAGATCAACGCATCGCACTGGAATCTCGAAGTGGAGCTGGCGTCGCCACTCCTCACCCATGTTGTCGACGCCTGCACCGCCTCGAGTTGTGGCCTGGTCGGCCACATAGACGAACGTCGCAATCTCGACCAGGTCGAGGAACTGCGGAGGCACATCCCTGTATAGCGAGCGGCTGATGTCGTCGATATGCAGATTGACGTTGCGGTTCGGTTCAAGGTTGCGCAGACGCAGAACGTCCGCGGCGTCCACTTGGTCGCCTGCCGCCTCGCCGCACATCACGTACCGTGTCTTGCTGGTCATTTCGCTCCGGCCTTCAGTTCCGCAACCATTTTCTGCATTGCCACGTGGGAAAAGCCCTTGGCGTCATCACGGCTGATTCCCTTCTTTTCCCAGTTTGTCTTGGAAAACCACTCTCCCGCGAAGGCCTCGACGATTTTCGACGCCTCTCGGCAGTGCGTCGCCAGGGCCTTGTCGAACTCAGCCTTCGCGGCAAGCGTGGCGAATCTCATCCCGTTGCCGACGTGATTGGCAGTGGTGCGGCTGACGTAATACTGAAGCACCTTGTCCGTCAGCCGACCGTAGAACTGGCGCGCGAAATCACCGAACTGCTTCACTGTCGCCATGCTCGCCATCGTGCGCTTCACATCGTCGGCAGATACACCGAATAAGCCGCCCGTCCGTTTTGTGACCGCCTCGACGATGCACTCGCATGCCGCCGCCTGAGCCATCTCCCNCAAATCNGTGCGCCCGTTGTTGTTGGGAAGACGTGAGTCGATAGCCTCAGACACCGCGCCCACAATGTCCATCAAGCCTGGGTTGTCGGGAACCGGAAGCCCCCTGTGCCTCAACGCTGCCGAGAAATCAGGCTCTCGGGCCGCTACCGGGAGTTGCGTCAGTATCCAGAATGCCTCGACCAGTGCGGCGTGTTCTGAGGCCAGGTTGAGCCCCCGTTCGGCGGCTCGAATGACGGCATTTGCGACTTGGCACGCACCAGCACCGCCGGCAATGAGGCTTACGACCTCTTGCCATTTTCGCGTGCGCGGGAGGTCTCCAAGACGTGTGTGCCCCACGAGTTCACTCCATCTCGAATCCTTGACTGTCAAATTTCAGGGTGCGGCAGTTCTCCGTGACGGTTCGCACCACGTGGTCCGGCGCGCCCGTTGGAATCTCCGCCTCGATCTCGAGTGTGATCTTCACGTTCGCGCCGAGGATTCCAGCGAGGTGCGCTACGACCTCGTCGGCGATCCGGCCTGCGTCCCGGCCGACGCGTGTCGTGTCCAGGGTCGCAGTTCCGTGGAATCGCTTCGGGCCAGTCTGAGCGGGCTTAGGCTGAGTACCGCCTTCACCAACAGGCGTCTCCCCAGTCGTCGCCGTGGGCGTCGTGTAGCCGCCTCCGGTCCCTCCATGTGTGGGGGTTGTCCCACTTCCCCCGTTGGTCGGCGTCTCTGCCGCAAGTTGACGCTGAGCGGCCTCCGGTTTGACGAGCAGACCAAGTGGGCTGTCGCCGTCAACCCAGACTTGCCGAGCCGTCTGTAGGCCACGATACCGGCCCGCCGATTCATCAAAGCTCTCTGCGTAGGCGAAGGAATCCTGGGACCACGTCAGTAGCCCCAGTCCGCTGCGCACGGCTTCTACAAGCACGCCGCTGTCACGCAGCCGAGGCAGGTACAAATAGCGGGCGAAGTCCTCGCTAAGCTGTCGAATCGACACATGGTCGCCACGCCAAAGCGGAACCTGATCCAGTTCCAGTCGCAACCGGCTGGCGGCCAGCCCGGATATCAACAGTTCGTCGTTGCGGAGCTTTTTGCTGGCCCGAACCGCTAGTGCATCCNGACCCGTGAGACGGAACGCTTGCCATTCGACATCAGACTGAGGGCTGGTCTGCGTGGGGACGATCAGCCACTGATATGTTTCCGGCAGGCGAGCAGCGACGGCGCTGCCGGAGCTTTCTTTCTGCGACACTGCCTGCTTAGCCTGGTGCGGGTCCAGGTTCAGGGTTTCCNNCTCGTCCACGATAGACNNCCACGCCAAGTACCTGCGCACCGCCTCGTCCAAGTCTTGAAGCTTGTTCTTGTCCGCCGCGAGGAACACGAGCGTGTTGCGATAGATGCGCGGAGCCGTCCCTCGGTTCTGAAGGAATTCCTGGGCGGCCACAATNGCAGGGCTGCTTGTATCCTTGGTGTGAGGATACTCGATCCCAAGGACCACCANGCGACCATCTTTGTCATCCGGTACGTCGGCGGATGTCCGTGGCAGCGGGTGGATGCGACTGAAATCACCCTTCTTCTGGAGATCGTTTNGCAACCATCGGCNAATCTCGCCCGCAACGGCGTCAGGATCGCCTTTAAGCTGTTCGGCCCGGTCCTCGGCCAGTTTTGTCACGGTTGGCTGTGTTGAGTACCAGTACCGAGCCGAGTCCTGATAGAGGAATGTCGCCGACGCGCTCAAGCGGCGAAGCGCATCGCCGAATATTGCGGGCGATTCGCCCGGCATAACGCAGCCGAGCTTGATCCGCCGGTCGTCAATGCCCTTGTTGGCTGCCTTGGCAGTAGGGGCAGAGCCAAGATAGATCGTCCTCGCCACGCGCCGACAGGCAGAGTACTTGCCGAGGTTCGGGGTGTCACCATCGATACGCAGGGGCAGCGAGTTTGGACCGTCTACGTCCTTCTCGATTACCGGCACCCAGTTGTCCGACAGGTAGCGCGTCAGCTCGAATTGCACGCGCGGATCATCAATCGGGATGCTCGACGGCAGAATCAGCGGACTGCGGTCGCCTTTCTCCCACAGGCAGTGGATGACGGCCGCCATCAGGCGCAACACGCCGCGCGTGCGCTGAAACTTCACCAGCGTCGACCAGTCCTGATACAGCCGATCGAAGACCTCCGGATGGATAGGATAGGCCGCCTTGATGCGTTTCTCGTAGTCGCTGTCCCNGCACTCTTGCGGAAACTCCTGTTGCTGGGTGCGGTACAGATCAAAGAACGCCCTGGCCGTGGTGTCGCGGGCGACGAACTGCGCCTGGTCGACCATTGTCTCGAACAACCGACGGCGGACAATCTCGAAGCTCTCCTCCGGGCTGGCCGGACGCCACGACGACTCCACGCGGCCTACCGCGTTTCGCAGCCGATCCAGCGCGGCCCGGCCACGCTCGCCGCCCACCTCGATGTCGTCCGCCTGCGTGTGCGGCGACCCGGCCGTGTCCGACGCCGGCAAGCTGATCACCAGCAAGCAGTTCTTCGCCAGCTTCGCCGATTCCGTCAGCGCCTGTGCGAAGGTGAAATGCGTCTCGAAGCTGCCGCCGGGCAAATCGCCCTGGTCATGCAACTGTCGTGCGTATGCGACCCACTCGTCAATCAGGATCAGGCATGGACCATACTCATTGAAGAGCGCCCGCAGCGCGTCGCCGGGACTGGTCGCCTTCTCGTCATCGGCAGCCACGCGAGCAAACGCCCGCTTGGCCTCCTTTACGCCGCCCTTGGCGAAGCCCAATTGCCAGGCCAGTTCGCCCCAAAGCGTCCGCACCACTGTCCCATCTTCCTTGGTGACGGGATTGCCGGGCGAAATCTTGTTGCCCACCAGCACCACGCGGTTGACCTTCGGCAGGCTCTCCACGCCCGCCTTCTTCAGGATGACGTCCACGCCCACCAAGTCCCCGTGCGGCGTTCCGGAGAACATGTGGTACAGTGCCAGCATCGAGTGTGTCTTGCCGCCGCCGAAGTTGGTCTGAAGCTGCACCACCGGATCGCCGCCCGCGCCTGACAACCGCTGTGCCGCACCGGCCAGCAGGCCGGTCAGGCTCTCGGTCAGGTACGTCCGGCGGAAGAACTCCACCGGCTTGCGATACTCGTCCGACCCCTCGCCGATGTGAACCTGCCACAGGTCGGCGGCGAACTCCGCCTGTTGGTACTTGCCGCTGGCCACGTCTTTGTGCGGGTGGACAACTTCACGCCACGGCTTCAGGCCTGCCTGGGCCTGGGTTTCGATGGTCGTCCCGGCGGCCTTGCGTTTCTCGCTGCGGACCTGCTCATCAAACCGCACACGCAGCAGCTCCATTTTCATCTTCTCGACATCATCCGCCTCGGGAGCCGAAACGGCTGTCAGAAGGCGCGCAGCGCTGTCGAGTGCGCGATAGGCGTCATCGGTGCTGAACGGCCGCTGGTGCGCCCAGCGGTTGCGCACGTCGCGGAGTTCGCTCACCAGCGTCCGCTCGGCCTGGCCCAGCGTCTTGCGGAAGACGGCGTTCCACTGACTCCACATGGTCGCCAGGATCGCCGCCGCGTCCCACTGCGGCTTGTCCGGCGTGCCTTCCAGCTTCAGCCGGTTGTCCGCCAGCAGCCGGTTGGTCTCCGCAAACCAGTCCGGCACATTGGTCGCCTTGAGTTCGCGCTCGACAAACGGCGCAAGCCCCGCCGTGAGAAGCTCCAGCATCTTGCCGACGCGTTCGTGATTGGTGATGGCCATCGGTTACTCCTGCTCGAACATCTGACGTTGTGTTTCGNGCGGCTTGCCGCCTTCCCNCGCCAACCGGCTGATCTCCGGCCAGCTCTGCACCAGGGCGTTGTACGCCAGTGCCTCGGCTGCCCGCTTGCGGCGCTCGCAGATGCTGTAAAGCCGGTACGCCAGTTCCCGTGCCGCGTCGGCAGCACCGCCCAGCTTGGCGACCAGTTGTGCCGCCGCCGTCTCGCCGCCGCTGTTCATCACCCGGATCAGGTGGTGAACCATCTCCCACACGGTCAGCCGCTGGTCGGTGGTCGGGTCCCAATCCGCCGGCAGTTCGTCCACACGCAGCAGCCGGGCCTTGCGCGCACCGGTCTTGACGATGCCCGCCTCCACCAGTGCGTTGAGCGCTGTGTTCTTGGCCTTACTCAGAAGCTCTGCATCGCCGAACGGGCCGTCGTTGAAGGCAAACTGCTCGAACCACGCCACGGCCCAGGCCGTCTCGGGGTCGAAGTCGCCTTCCTGCTCGGCCAGCGTCTCGTCCAGCGTCTGGTTGATCAGTTGCAGCGCCGTCCGCACCGTCATCGGCTTGCCATCGGTCTCCAGAATCCGGCTGTAACGTGAGAAGACCGCCATTCCCGGCCCGATGCTCGCCTGCGCCAAGTCCACCGGCGCGATGTTGCTTCGCTGAAGGTGGCGCAGCGCTGGCGGAAGCTCTCGGCGAAGCACTGCGAGGAAATCCTTGCGTGTGGTCATCGGCGCATCAGCTGAGCGCGGTCGGCAGACGAGAACGATGCTAGAGGCAAGAATATTCGCGTTAATTCCAATGAGTTTATTGGCCAACTCTGTTCGCATCGGCCAGGTGCCGTTAATGGCGAAACCGGCTTGAAGAACCGCTTCAAGGAAAGTTTCCCAACCAGTTGACGCCGCGCCATTGATGTCTTTCTCTGCCTGCTTGAATGCGTAGTACACCGTACATGGGAAGGCATCTGCCATCCTTTCTGACAGGCGATGCATTACTCGCGTCATGCCATCCAGGAAGAACGCCTCGGCCGCAGCCTTACTTCCGTGGCGGCAAGGCGAAGCAATCAACTCCTCTGCCTTGGGAACAAGCATGGTGCTAAACAGCGTAGGGAATATTGGAGCAAGAGACCGTCTCATCCACACGTAGAAATAATCCGAAAGGTCGGCATACCCGATGTTGTCGTAGTATGGAGGGTCCGTCGAGATCAGCACGGATTCCTCGTTCTCCAAAGCGCACGCATCAGCCTGGTACGCCCGGCCAACAGACGTGGCAGGAACGGTGGAGACCGCCTTCCACGTCCAATCGACCATTGCCATCCAGTTGCCTGTTGAGGAGCAAAAGATGTTCGCTTCTGCGTAGTCCCACACCATGGGTATGGCCTGACGCCCGAAGGTGTTGCGGATGCTTTCTCGCGAGGAATCCCAACTACAAATCGAGCTCCAGTAGTCGGCACACTTGTCTACGGCAAAGGCCAAGTACACACTGACCGCCTCCGCATAGGCACGAGAACCTCGTCCACCATTACGGAGCGGTTTGTCATCATCGTCCAGTGTGGTCGCAGCGGCCGCATCCTTAGCGATCTTCTCCCGGGCCTCGGCCACGAGATCGGAGAAGGTCGTCAAGGCGACCAGTTGTCGGGGTGTGAAAGCGTCTCCCCATGTATACATTCCATACATGGGAAGTCGATCCACAT